AATGCAAAAGGAATACTTGCTTCAACAATGAAGGAAGAAATCAATGAACTAGTAAAAGAATCCTTAAAGGAACAAGACGACGAAGAAATTGATGTTGACACTATGGATGTTGATGATGCTGCAACAATGGATACCGATGAGGTTGATATTGATAATGTAGAGGATACAGATATAGACGATACAGATGTTGATTTGTCAGTTGACGATGAAGAGGAAGTTGTTAAAGATTTAACAAATGCCCCTATGTCAGACGTTATCAAAGCATTCATGGAAATGGGTGAGGATGATGGTATCATTATTAAAAAAAATAGTGACGATACTATCTCATTATCAGATAATAACACTGATAAAAATTACCTAATCAAAATGGGTGAGTCAGTTACTAAAAATCCAAAAAACAAACTTAACGAAATGGAATCAAACGAAGAAATGTTCGAATCTGAAGAGTTTACTCCAGAAGAAATGGATGAACTTCTTTCTGCAATATCTAATGTGTCAGACAATGACAATTTAGATAATAATAATGATGATGACGAATTCGAGTTTGATAACGAATTCCAAGAGTCTTATATTGATGAGATTGATGAAATGGATGAGATGGACAACATGGAAATGTCATCTGAAGAAACAATTTACGAAATTACTTTGGACGAAGAAATGGACGAAGAAATGGATGAAGAAATTGACGAAGAAATAGATGAGGATTACGACGAAGAAAATGAAGAAATGACAAATGAAAGTATTGGATTCAAACCTAAAGGTAAAGGATTCGGTAAACCAAAGTTTAATTACAAGAAAACTACAGGAGGATTTAAAGAAGATAAAAAACAAGGTTCTCGTGGAGTTGGAATGGGTAAAGGTCCAAAATTTGAGTTTAAGGAAGGTGAAACTAAAACAGCACCTGCAAAACCAAAAGTTAAACCTGGTACTGAAACTGAAAGAAAACCTGGTAATCCGATGAGAAATCCTAATAAGGAAAATGAACCAGCACCAGCAAAAGCGAAAAAAGGTGAACATACTGAAGCTGCTAGAACACTAGGTAATGGTAAGAAATGGGGTAGAAATGGTTTAAACAAACCAAGAACTGCACCACGTCATTTAGCAACTGAATCAGTTAACACTGAAATTGAAATGTTAAAATCTAAGAATGATGAATATCGTAAAGCTTTGAATTTATTCAGAGACAAACTTAACGAAGTTGCGGTATTTAATTCTAACTTGGCTTATGCTACTAGATTGTTCACTGAACATACTACTACAAAACAAGAAAAGATTAACATTTTGAGACGTTTTGATGGAGCTGAGTCAATTAAAGAATCTAAGACTTTATATAAAACTATAAAGGATGAACTTTCATCGAAAAACGATAGTCAAATTGTTAAAGAATCAGTTGAAACTAAAATCAATAAGACACCTTCAACAGGTTCCGCAATCAATTTGATTGAATCTAAAACTTATGAGAATCCTCAATTCATGAGAATGAAGGATATCATGAACAAATTAATAAAATAAAAATAAACCAAAAAATAATAAAAACCAAATAAAATGGGAGCATTATTAGAATCAGGTCTTGTTGGTAACATCGGTCTTAAGCACCTTAAAGTTATCAAAGAAGATACTATTAACAAATGGGACAAATTAGGATTCTTGGAAGGTTTGAGAGGACATGTTAAAGAAAACATCGCTCAACTTTATGAAAACCAAGCATCTCACTTAATTAACGAAGCTGCTAGCACAGCATCAGACGGTTCTTTCGAAACGGTTGTATTTCCAATCGTAAGAAGAGTTTTCTCTAAATTGTTGGCTAACGACATCGTATCTGTACAAGCTATGAACTTACCTATCGGTAAATTGTTCTACTTCGTACCTAAAATTCAGGGTTATGACATGGGTCAAGACCCAACTAATGGTGGCACACACTTTGCACCTTTTGGAGCACCTAATGGACCATCATCAACAAATGCTGGTTATGGCGCAAACGATAAGAATTTGTATGACAGATTCTACGAAGGTAACGAAGCATCATTAGACCCTCCAGGGTTATTTGACTATTCTAAAGGTAAGTTTAGTGCTGAAACATACACAGCGTCTACACAAGTTTGGAGTGGTTCAGAATTAATCCAAAGTGGTTACAGTGCTGGTGAATACAGAAAAGTTATTATTGCTTTATCAGGATTTAACACAGCTGGTGCTGGTAAATTAATTGGTCCTAACGGTAACGAAATGGATTCTGAAGAGTTTTTGTCTAGCTTATCTGTAACACCAATTACAGATGCTACTTCAAATGGTTTTTCAGGATTGTCTGGTAACCAATTATTTAGAGTTGTAACTCAAAAATACGGTAAAGGTATTGTACAATATGGTTCACAAGCAACAACATCATTCCCAAGTACAGGTAATGGAGGTTCTTATGACAATATCTGTGATGCTCTTGGTATTATTTACTTAGAGGTGGATACTCAAGTTCCTTGTTCAATCGGTGCTGATTCTTTAGATGGTTACTCAGGTGTTACAACATCTGTAACAACCGCATATAATCAAGCATTCAAATGTACATATAGAGTTTATCAAAACTTAGAATTTGAAGATGAAATCGGTGAAGTTTCTTTTGATTTGGAATCAGTAACAGTTTCTGTAACTGAAAGAAAATTGAGAGCACAATGGTCTCCTGAATTAGCACAAGACGTTGCAGCATTCCACAACATTGACGCTGAAGCTGAATTAACAGCTTTATTGTCTGAGCAAGTTGCGGCAGAAATTGATAGAGAAATCTTGAGAGATTTGAGAAAAGGTGCAGCATGGACTTTGAGATGGGATTACAACGGTTGGAAGAGAGGTACAACTGCAAATCCATTAACACAATACACACAAAAAGATTGGAACCAAACATTGATTACAGCAATCAACCAACTTTCAGCTCAAATCCACAAATCAACATTGAGAGGTGGAGCTAACTGGATTGTTGTTTCTTCTGAAATCAGTGCAATCTTTGATGATTTGGAATACTTCCACGTATCAAACGCAGCTCCTGAGCAAGACCAATATAACATGGGTATTGAAAGAGTTGGAACTTTGGCTGGTAGATACCAAGTTTACAGAGACCCTTATTTCCCACCAAACACAGTATTGTTGGGTCACAAAGGTAACTCATTGTTAGACACAGGTTATGTGTACGCACCATACGTACCATTACAATTGACTCCAACAATGTATAACCCATTCAACTTCACACCTATCAAAGGTATCATGACAAGATACGCTAAGAAGATGGTGAACAACCGTTTCTACGGTAAAATCACAGTTGATGGTGTTAGAACATTTGACTTA